AAATCCACAGACGCCACCCCACGACCCCGAAGCCGAGCTGGCCGTCATTGCATCCGTGCTGGTCTACGGTACCGAGACTAAGGATGAAGCAGGCTCGCTGCAGGAGAGTGATTTCTTCGTCCCTGCCCATCGGGACGCCTGGCACGCAATCTCTCAACTGGCCGCGCGCCATGCCCCTATGGACCCCATTTCCGTGGGGGCCGAGGTGGCGACCCTCGGGATGAACAGGCGATTCGAGCCGAGCTGGCAAGAGTGGTCATTCGCGGCTGCCCAGAAAGCGCAGGTCATGCAGCTTGTAGGGCACTTTGCCGGCATGATCCGCCAGATGTCCGTGCTTCGCAAAATGCTTGAGCTGTGCACCGAGGTAGCGGCGAAGTGCTACGCGCGCCAGCCGGTAGACGAGGTGATGGCGCTAGCTCGCGAACAGGTGTCGAGGCTGGAAATCTACGGTGACGAAAACGAACCGAAGCGGGTGGGGGATGTTCTCCCTGCGGCGCTCGATGAAATCGAGCAGCGCGCCCGCGGTGAAGGAAAGTCAGTCAAGTCGAGCATTTCGACGCTGCAAAAAATCATCGGAGGATACAAGGCTGGCCAGCTGATTGTGTGGGCGGCACGGCCTGGTGAGGGAAAGACCGCGGCCGTCATAAAAGAGGCCATGGGGGCAGCGGTCGACCAAGGGATCCCGGCGCTGTTGTCGTCTCACGAAATGTCGGTGCAGGAAAACATCGAGCGCAAGCTTGGCATGAAGGCGCATGTGGAGGTGTCGAGGATCGTCAACGGGAGCCTCGATTACAGCGAGTGGAGGAAGCTGCAAAACGCGGCCGGCACAATCAGCGATGTCCCCCTCTACATCGACGACCGAACGCTACCGCTGGCCAAGTTATGCGCGACGATTCGGCGCTGGGTATCCAAGGTGGTCAGGGCGCGCGCTACGAAAGCAGACGATGAACCTATCGCGCTCGTGGTGGTCGACTACGCGCAGCTGGTGAAGGTGGAGAAATCTTTCAACGCCCAGACGCGGGAGCGCGAGGTAGCGTGCGTGTCGCGCGAGCTGAAGCTATTGGCGAAGGAACTCAAGGTTGCGATCATTCTGGTTTGCCAGATGAGCAGAGCCATCGAGGCGCGCGGCGGGATGCCACAGCTTTCGGATCTTCGTGAATCAGGCGCCCTTGAGCAAGACGCCGACGTCGTGATCTTCATCCACTGCGACGCCCCGCCAGAGGACAAAAAGGCACGCGGGAAGTCCGGCCCGCGTGTGCTTGTGATCGCGAAGCAGCGCAACGGCAAGACCGGGCTAGCTGACACCAATTGGATTGCCGAGTACATGGAATTCGTGGGGGCTGCGCCCGACGAGTACGACGGTCCGGACATGCGAGCCAATTGCTACGACGGAGGAAACGCATGAAAGACTCCCGCCTCCACAGGGGCGACAAGATCCGCATCCTTTCCGACGCGCCCAACCCCGTGACCGGCGTCAGGCCCGAGCGCGAGGTCGAATACCACGGCATGGCCAGCATCAAGGTCAAGGGCCGCTGGGAGACACTGCCCTGGCACGAGCGGGGCATCACCTGGAGGTGCGACAAATTAGACAGACTGGACGCAAAGAAAGACGAATTCTCGAAAGCCGCGACGGGCGGCGAAAGGAAAGCATGAACGACATCATATTTTCAGCCTCGCTCAAGAGCGCCAAGCTAACCGCGCGCAAGAACCCCGACCACCCAGACACCGTCATTCGCCGATTGCAGTTCTCTTTAACGACAACCTTTGGCCACGAGGAAGCGGTATTTTTGGGGCAGGTTGGGATCGAGCTTCTGCGCAACCTCCAGGGGCGCGTGCTCAACAAAGGCGAGATTCCGATAAACGCCTATCACGCAAGGGCGGAATTCACCGGCTCTATGGGGAATTCAATCGCCGACATCGATGGGCTGGTGGCCAAAGCCTATGTGGTGGGGAATGAAGATCAAGAGCACGAGGAAATCACCTTCGATTTCGAGGCCCCATGTAGCGCTGGCCTGTTGGTTTTTTTTGGACTTTCGCTCAAGGAACACATTGTCGTCGACCTGAAGCGGACCCGGCTAGAAATCAACTTTGGGACGCCCAATGAGTCTGGCATTCGTACCGCCACCGTGCCAACCGAGCACGAAATGGGCGCGCTCGAAGGGACCGGGGAGGGAGGCGCGTGACCTCGACCGATACCCGCTCACTCGCCCCGTACGAACACCGTGTAATCGGCGCCCTCGTGCCAGCCCCCTGCGCCTCCTGCGGCGGCTCCCCCAGGGTTTACCGCGACCCCGACGTGAACAACCCGTTTTCTGTCCGGTGCGAGTCCGCCGGCCAGACCAGTCACCGTGGCGGGAGCAAGGTGCAATTTGGGAAGACAGAGCGGGGCGCAGTTGCAGCGTGGAATCTGCAACAGGCGAACTGCGAGCCACTCGGGAAACTAACGCCTACGCCGATTCCGCCCATGCCCACTCCCTCGCCGATTCGCAGACATTACATCGAGGCGGAAGACCTCAGGGCGCCGCGACCGCTCTGTAAGTGCGGGCTGAGCGAGCCCTGCAACGGCTGCCTGGACGGCACGCCGGGATTCCAGCGCGCGCAGAGCTACGGCGAGGCAAGCCAGAGGATTCGGTGCGCGTGATGGCGCCCCAAGCAACCACCTACCGCCGCGCCCCCGCATTCACGTCGCTTGACGAGATGCTCGACTGGGCGGAGCGAAACCGAATCGAGCGCCCGCACTGCGAGCAAGGGCCGGATGGGCTACTGCGGGGAAGCGGCGAGGTGCGGGACGCGGAGTTCACGGAACATTTGGAGGGAACATGAGCAATCCTATGAGCAACGGGGACCTGGAGCGCCTTCACGCCGCCGAAGCGCAGGCCCTCGGTGTGCGGAATTTCTACGCGCGCAAGGTGCACAACGCTGCCTTTGATTGCGAGCGCATTACCGTGACGGCCGCCGAAGGCGTGTTGCCGGAGGGGGCCACAATCAAGTGGAATTTCCGGTCATGATCAGCGCGTTTATCGTCGCGCTCGGCGCCGCCATCTGCCTGACGGCCACGTGCGGACCGGCACACGCAGAGACGACCACCGAGGCCGCACTGACCGTGCTCTGCGGCCCGCGCGCGGCGTACCTGGCGCCGGTGGTGGGCGCTGAGGCGCACCGTTGGCTACTCCACCCAGTCCTGGTGGTGGTGGTCATCGCTCACGAATCGCACTGCCGCGCGGATGCTCGCAGCGGACGTGGGGACTACGGTCTTGGTCAGATTCGCGTCGGTGGGAGCGCAGCCCATGGCGCGGACGTGGAAGACCTGCTCAAACCTGACCGCAACCTTGAGCTGACAGCGCGGCACCTGGCGGGGTGCCTCACCATGTGCGGCGGGCTCAGCGGGCTCAGCGTGTACTCAGGGCACAGACGATGCGGGTCCACCAGATACAGCCGAGCGATAGTAGACACGGTAGCGCGGTTCTGGCGGGCGATGCGCGCCAGAGCGGAGCGGAAAGGAAAGCATGAACAAATCGGATAAACGGGAGCGTTTGCGAATCGCAATTCGCGAGGCTGAGGAGGAAATGAAACGGATGGCCGAGGCGTGTTCGAGCGCGGCAGAGACTTTTGAATGTTTGAGACATGAGTGCGAGGACTTGCCGGAGGGGAAATCGTGAAGAACGAAGCTGGACTGTGCCAGTGCGTATGCGGAAATCTCTGGAATCCTGGACTAACTACAGACAAGAGGATGATACCTCGGCGGGTGGGCAGTCAAGCGCTAAATCACTCTTCGCTTGCAAGCCGTTGCCACATATGGCCATACTCCGCACATGGCCACCGCCACAACTCTCCGCGCAATCGCCGCCCAGCTAGAGGCTCGGGTGTCGCGGCGCGGCTGCGGCTGCGAGTCCTGCTACTGCGCCGACTACTGCGCGGACATAGAAGGGGCGCTGCTGCCCGCGCCAGAGGTCCCTAGGGCCGAGTCTCCTAATGCACGTCCTGCGACCGTTCGGCGCACCGGCGAGCACCTGGCCGTGAAGGATGCGATCGCACGGCAAGAGGCGGTTTTTGACTCGCAGCTACCGTGCTACTGACCTGCAGGCCGTCGTCACACGGATGCGCTCGCCCCAGCTAAAAAGCTGTCGGGGTTCGTCGGTGTGGTCTTGCAGGACGCGAGAGCAATGGCGAGAGCGATAGCTGCGAGGGTGATTTGAATGCGCTTCATGGGTTTGGGTTCTCCTTGGTGATTGGGGCTGGGGTTGGGGCAGCGAGATCCCTGCCGGGGATCCACGGGGCTTGTGCGCCGGGCGGAGTGGCAAGCCCAAGTTGCGCCAGGGGTGCGCGTAGCCGCTTGATGATCTGGGGTAGCGATGCCATCAGGAGCGCGATCACACCGAGACCGCGAGCTGCGTAGGATGCCCACCCGACTCCGTGTGCGGAGAGCCAGGTGGAAGCGCCGGCCACGTCAGGAGCGAATTCGGCGACGGCGCCGAGAAGTGCAAGGATTTTGTTCAGATTGATTTTCACGTGATCGCTCCTTCCGTTTTTTTCGCGGTCCTCATCGCACGCGGGGCAGGCGCGCGCCGCTGATCGAGCCGAGCACGCCGAACGCTGAGAGCAGCCACAGCACCACGGCGATCACAACAACCACGTTGACCAAGGTCTTGAATGGCGGCTGCATGGGCAGGTAGGAGTTGATCAACCACAGGAGCACCCCGACAACGCAGAGAGCAATCACGACGGATAGGACGGACATGGTCACCTTCTTTCTCTGGGATCATAGCACGTTGGGCGTTGCGTCAGCATCGATAAACATCTGCGCGGTCCAGGCGTTTCTCATGTCCCGGCACGTAGAGCGGTGACACTGGTGCGCCGCCATCTCCCAGTCGCCAGCGTTGCACGCCGCGAGCATGTGGGGGAACATCCCCAGCCCGCCGACGCCTAGGTTGTAGGCCATGTCGACGAGCGCGCGCCGGGCGGGCAGCGGGAAATTCGCGAAGCCCGGGCACAGCCGAGTGACGCCGGGAATGAACTCCGCTTCTAGTCGGTGTGCCACCAGCGCGTGCACGAATGCATCTGTCAGGCGCAGGTTTGTTAGGCCACGGTAGTAGGCCGCCGATTTTGCCTTGTCGAAGGCGTCGTTCACGCGCGCCCACGCGCCGTACTTTTCGTCGACGCTGGCGATTTTTCCCGAGGAACGCCGAAACGGAAGCTTGGCGCACGCACTCGGGGACGCCACGAGGTTGCCGATCCCAATCGTGACGAAACCGCGCGAGTCGCAGTAGAGCCACGTGGTGCAACCCTCGTGCGATTCCAGATCCTCGAAGTAGTCGTCAAAATCAGCCATTGGTCTCCTCCTTCTCCGGCCCGTGGGGGATGTGGCTCCGGCTTCATGCCGCGTTCTCCTTGCGTTTTGGGAGCGCCGCCAATGCCTTCGCATCGTTCTGGCGTCTCCGCTCGTGCCGCGTGCGGGTGGCCCACTCGATGGCCGCTTGCTTCGAGGGCAGATTGACAACCTTCGCCCCTCGCCACTTCTCTGCGAATTCCTTCTGCCCCTCGCTAAATCGAGCACGTTCGCCACTCTTCGCCTCGACCAGGTCGGTCACCCCGCCGAGCCCTATCACCATATCGGGGAAGTCATTCCCGAACTTCGACGTGTCCCACACGGACCATCCGAAGGACTCCAGGGCCTCGGCGATTTCCGCGTGGGTCGCGTCCCGCTTGTGCTTGCGGGAGAAGCCACTGTGGATCATGGACCACCTTCCGCCGTGGACCCCGGCGAGGCCTTCTCGCAGCACTTCTCCGAGCACGCGAGCCGCTTACCCTGGCCCTGGCCAGGCTCACGCCACCATGGATTCCAGAAGAAATCGCTGATGTAGATTCGCCTGCAGGTGCAACAAATCGCCGGCCGCGAAGTGACCCAGAACCAGAACCACTCCGTGAAACGCTTCCAGAGGCTCACGATCATCCCCGCACCGCCTTCCACATCTCACCTTGTGGGCGTCCTAGTGTCACTGGGGCATCCTGAACAAAAAATGCTTGAGCACGAACATCACGATAGCCGCGGCCAGCGATGACCCAACCATTGAGGCCACTATGGGCACGAACCACCGCTTGAAATCGCGCTCTCCGAGATACTTGTTCAGCGCCGCCTGTACAAGCAAAAACTCTTTCCAGTCGTCTGCCTGCCTGTTTTCCATCTTGTCCATTCTTTGGCTTGCTCGTGTATCCATGATATCTACCTTTTTTCCAAGGTGTTCCACCATCGTATGGAGTGGCCCCTCATGCTCGCAGTCAGTCGCATGCTTCGAAACAGCTGCAGCAATGAGTGGCCGCGCTTCTGCCCTAACCACTCGCCGCATCTCCTCGGTAGATTCAGCGGGATGAGCCGAGCGGCTTTCGGCTCTGATTTCGTCGCGCAATTCTTCTCGAATCGCCGCCCGTTCGTCCGTGGTGACTTGATCTTTGGGGTGGTCGCTCATAGTGCTTTCGGTCTGGGTGCTGTGGGGCTAGGGGTGCGTGGAATACAATCCGCTGTTGGCGTCGCCCCACACTGGCCACAGGGCTGTCGCGGGTGTTGGCGGTGTGCAGGTGCTTGCGGGTAGCGCGATGCCGTTTGGCTGCGCGCCTGGCTTTACCCCGTACCCGACGCCAGCCCCGCAAACAATGGCATTTGCGGCCGTGCCGAATGCATACGGCGCGACGCCCGCGTTGGTGACGTTGGGGGATACTGTGTCGCCCGTGCCTGAATCTACGGAATTCGGCACGTTGCTGTAGTTTCCGGTAATCACAACGTCGTTGGCGGCCGGGTTGTTGATCACGAAAAAGGCGCCGGTTGAATTGCAGACGTTCCCGGTCCAGGTCGCCCAGTTGGTGGCAGCATCGGGATAGAGACACTGTTTTGTGGCAGAGGTGAAGTTGCCCGTAACTCGCAGGCCGTCCGCGTGGCCGTCTAGCGCCGACTGTGGCCCGTTGCTGTAGATGCTGCCGCAGTCGGTAAGCCTCGCGCACGCCCCTCGCGTGGTGTTGTTGGCGATGGAATTATTAGACGAATAGGCAACCGTCCCCAGCCAGCCCCAGCCGATGGAGATGGAATTCCAGTCCGTAAGGCCCGTTTCGTTGTTGGCAATGGTTGACCCAACAATCGAGGGAGCAAAAATAGCCCCATTGTCGAAGTAGTCGAACTCGTTCCCGGTCTGAATGGAGTTGCCGCGAACCGTGATGTTCGTCTCTTGAGTGGTAGGCCCTGGACCGCTGACCGAAACGTCGTCAAGCGGGACGTGGCCAATCTCGATGGACCCGGCCGCGTTGTCGATGAAGGCGTTGTTCGCAACGGTGACATCGTGGCTGTTTCCATAGACGGCAATCGCCCGCGATCCTAGGTGCTGCAATGTGAGCTGAGAAAGCGTCACGTTGCTGGAATTGTTCACCGCGACGGATGCGACTTGCATGCGCAGGGCTGTCCCACTGGTGGTGAACATGTTCCCGCTCTGCCATCCCACGTATCCATCGGCATCGTCGGGGTCGAGCCAGTTGGAATGCTCGATGGTCAGGTTGACGAGCGACAGGCGAGCGACGCCGCTGATACTCACGAGGGGTGCCGCTGCCTTCGGAGCGATGACGGTCAACCCGGACATCGAGCCGCTCGGCGGCCAGTAGTAGACGTAGTTCGCCGCAGCGTCAAGATACCACGAACCAGACGCCATCAATTCATAGGCATTCTCGATCCAGCTCGGCACCGCGTTCAGGCCGTAGTTGTTCACAGCGAAGAGGTAGTTGTGCCAGCACGGGTCGCCCATGGTCACTGCGTCGCCTACTATTGTGGATACCTTGCATCGAGCGACTTCCCAGCCGCGATAGGTGACAATCTCGATGGCAGACTTGTTCCCCCATGCGGCCATGCTGCCGTCTGGCGCCGTGTAGCCAGTGGCGGTCTTGACCCACCCTGCCGGGTTCAGTGCCCCGCGCGCCCGCTGCGCATGCACACCGTTGACGTAGAGCTGGCGAAACGTCCACCCTGGAGTCACCGCCGCGCGAAAGATGTCCCCTGAGAATGCCGACCATCCCGTGATGGTGACGCCGCCGCTAATGATCGCGTTCTCGCCCGGGTACGATTGCCACACGTTGGTGTGGCCAGCGGAGCCCGAGTCAGCGGCTACGAATTCAAGCCCGGCCGCCACCGTGTACGTCCCGCCTCTTAGGCTGGTCACCACGTCAGCGTCCGCCGCCGCAGCATTGATCACGGCCTGGACGTGCGGGATGGTCAGGCACGGCTCAGCGAGCGTGCAAGGGTCCGCGTCGTCTCCTGTCGTGGCGATGTAGTATTGCGCAGCCCGCGCCGGAATCGCCCACAATGCCACCATGAGCGCCAGCGCCAAGCGCATTAGCCGCCGTCCAGTCCGGGCGTCCCCACCACCGCTGCGGCCGGGAGCTGCACAGTGATGATCGAAACCGAGACGGCGCCCTGTGTAAGTACAGTGGCCGCCCCGTTGCCGAATGATGCCCCGGTGGCGGTGCAATAGACCACGACGGCCTTATTGGTGTCTGGCGTCGCCAAGTCTGAACCGCTGTAGAGTCCCCCGACGCACTTGGTCCCCGTCGTCTGCATGACATCCAGGAGCGGTACGTAGATGGCCTCGTTGCCCCCTGTCGCCGTCCCAACCGAGCAGGATATTGCCGAGATGCCAGTGCCAGCGAATGCCGTCCTAGGCGTCAGGCACAGCCCCATGAGCTTTTGATCGGTCGCTAGAGTGAAGACGGTTTTGCTCGCCGCCGTGCTGGCCACCTTGAATGCGTCGTCGGTGCTCGGCAGCGAGTAGTTGTGGACGACGGGGCCGTAGTTCCCGAGGTTGAAAAGCTGCCCGCCAGTGGCCCCGAGAATACCCGCCAGCGTTGCTGCTCCTAGCAGTGATTTCCAGTTCATTAGATCGCCGTCCAATCTGTGGTGCCCGTTCCGGTTTTGATCCACGCCTTGGCCTCGTCGATGGTCCCGACCTGGGCGCCCACTCTTCCCGCCAGCCCAGTCACCGACGGGTCAAAGTCATTTGCTACATCGGGGAGGTAATAACTCGACGTGAGTACCGCGGACGCCGGAGTCTCCTCGATTACCGTCAGGTATCCCCTGCGCGCGTTCGCTCCGAGGTTTACCGTGATCGACGTATAGTCCGTCGTGGTGTAGCCGGTGGTCAGAAAGACGGCGCCAAGCCCCGACGATGATCCCTGCTTCCCCGATCCGGCTGTGAACGAGACGCCGTTTACCCGTGGTTCGATTACGAACTTCGAGGCGAGGACCTTGTTGTTGAACACACCCGCCCCGTACAGTCCGACTGCGTTGCCCGGCGTAGCGTTGTTGTCCAGGATGTACGTGCTGAAGCCGTTGGCGTCGGATCCGTTCGCCTGGTACATGACATTGGCAGTGGCAAGCACCTGGGCGTTCAGTTGCAATAGAAACGTGTATTTTCGAGACGACACCAGGTTCGCCATTGCTGGGCTAGCCCCGGCCCCGCCAACAACCACCGTTGCAGCCGCCGTGATTGCCGCCGAGTAGATGATCCGTGGAACCGTCCACCCTCCAGCAGTCAGCGCGGCGGAGACCCGATTCATCTGCGCTTGAGTGAGATCGGTCGCAGGCATCGCCCCCGGCGAGACGGCGGTGGCGAGAGCAGGCGGGTTGCTGACCTGTGGGGCCAGCCCGAGGACCATCGTCCCCGACCCAACGAGCACCGTGCCGGAAATGACCGTGCCGTTAAGCGTGGAGCCGTAGGCCTTCGCCGTCACGGTCATGGTCGAGGATGTACCGACAATGGAAACGTCCACCACGGAGCCCGCAGCCGTAGAAAGGTAGTTGGCCAGGAAGGCCTTGGCCTGCGTCTCGGTCAACCCGCGGATGTCGATATCGCCCGTTGTAGTCACCTGCAAGGTCTTTGACCCCACGGTTGGCGTGACGATTGTCTGCCCATCGGCCCAGGTGTTGAACGCGTTCAGCGTGACCGCGATGGCTGACTTTGCACCGAGTGCAACAAGGTCCATCTGCGCCGCCGTGATGCCCGTCTTGGCCGCAATCGTCGCCTTGGTTTCGTCGCCCGTGTTGTTGCCGCTGAGCAAAGCCAGCGCCTGCGCCTGCGTGGCCGTGAGATTCCCGAGAATGTCGATTAGAATCCTGCACGCCCCGGTGCCGCCAACGTCGAGGACCCCGAGCTGTTGTACCCTGTCGGTAGTCGCGAAGGCCGAAACGTCGAGTGTAACCTTCCCGGCAGTTTTGCTGAGATAGACCGGCTTATCCACGTCGGTCACGGCGGGGACGGCATCCCAGGCCGCGTCTGGGATGACCCCGGAGCGGCCCATCGACTGCGCCGTTATGGCAAGGTCGGCCGCGCCTACGGTCGCGGTGGCGATGCCGACGCAGATTCCGGGCGTACTGGCAGACGCCGCGCTGGCCCGGTAGAGCTTGGGCACTCCCGATGCGTTCTTGGGGCCGGTGGCATACCCCGCAGTGATCGCCTCGCCGCTGGTGAACGGAAGCCCGGAATGGAGGAACAGAGCGTCGGCGGCGGTAATGGGGAGCTGGTCGCGGTTCTCTTGGTATTCGGCCGCGGTTTCGGCTCCCTGCGTGCTAGCGGTGGCGAGCGCGGGAGGCGGAATATTGTAGATCGGCATGTTTACGTCTCCTGTTTTCTACGGCAGTGGTTCCGGTGAGTAGAATGGCCCGTTGATTCGCGTTGCGTGTGCCATCGTGGTCCCGAGGGTCACGGTCGGCGTTCCATCGGGTGTCGTCGCGGTCACGACCAGACACAGCAATTGTAGACTGGTCAGGATGACGCCGTAGGGCAGCGAGACCGCATCGTACAGGTACGTCCAATCCTGGCTGGCTTGGCCTACGGCAAAATAGGTGCCTCCCAGCCAAGTCCCCGGCACGGAGCTATCGCAGGTGTAGAAATCAAACTGGACTATCGCGACGCTAGTCGACTTGAGCCACACCCAGATCCCAATCCTGCCAGGCGGGATCCAGCCATTCTGCTGCTTGTACGTCGCGAGCGTCCAGACTCCGCCAGAGATCGTGGTGGTGAACACGGCTGGTAGGATCAACGTGGGCGAGGCGACATCGTCAAGGCACGTTGGGTCCGAGACGTAGGGCGCGTACTGCGTCGCCCACGCAGGGCATTCGGTCACTGCCATCAGGTAGCGATCTCCCCCCACCACGTCGGCCAGAGGATGCACGTGGTCCGAAGCAGAGCATAGGGGTGCGCCACCAGTCTGCGGGACAGCAGATGCGGCGCGGGGCAGGGTGGTTCTATCGGGCGCGCCGGAAATGGTTGGACTGCTGACGATGGTTGCGCTCGTGGCGGTCGATGCCGACGTGGCGGTCCAAGTGCTGGTTTTAGTGCCGGTGCCGGTGGCAGTGCCGGTGGCGCTGGTGGTGACCGTGACGGTGGCACTCACGGTCTTGCCCGCTGAAGCCGTCGCGGTAAAGGTCCAGGTCCCGCTCCCGGTCCAGGTCTTCGCCCACGTCCCCGTGATCGTGGCGGTTCCAGTTTTTGTCCCGGTCATGGTGCTCGATGCCAATCCGGTCGCAGTAGCCGAGCCGGAAAGAGTTCCAGTCCCGGAGGACGACCCCGTGGCCGTGGCAGTCCCGGTGCCGGTCACCGTGATGGTCAGGACCGAAGTGAGCGTAAATGTCTTCGCGAGGGTGCCCGTGAGGGTGATCGTGTTCGTCAGAACAGTGGTATGCGATAACGTTTGAGTCGTGGAATACGTGCCGGTGCCGGTGGTAGTTGTGGTGGCGGTCCCGGATGCGCTTTGGGTTCGGGTCAGGCTGGCAGTGCCAGTGCCGATCCAGATGCCCGTGCCGGTGGCGGTCCTGGTCGTGGTCCCGGTGCCGACGTAGGCGACGCCGGCGCCGGCGTACAGGCTGAGATTGGGGAACTGCTGGAGGCACAACTTGCCAGTCGGCGAGCAGACGTAGGCGAAGCCGGATGAGCTTTCCGCGGCGGCCAGGTTGGCGGTGGCGAATCCGAGGATGATGGCGAAAAGAATGCGCGCGATTCGTTTCATGAGATTGGTCCTGCTACGAGTTGGAAACATGGGGCCTGTGGAATTCCTGATGTCTTGTACTGCACGCCGATGCGCCCGCCTGTCTGTGGGATGAGATCGTTCCAATCAATGTCCATCGGCGAGCCAGCCATGTTTTGAAGGTAGAATGGCGCCTCTCCGGCACTTACGGCTGCGCCGTTGGCAATCTTGCAGGCGGTGATAAACGTGAGCCAGAAGATCGTGCCTGGGATGAGCCCTGCCGTCTGCATACCATTGACTACCAGCCCGGCATCGACGGTCACGTTGAGCGAGTTTGACGTTGGGGCTGGGATGATCCCGGCTACGGTGGTCACGCTCGCCTCGCCCGGCTGGAACAGTCCTGGAGTGATCGCCCCGGCCGGCACCGAGGAGAAGCCGCTCGTGAGTCGGAATGGGACCTTGACCCAGGTCTTCCGGTTGGGGCTGTTGTAGAGCAGGTATAGCGTGACCGGATTTGTCGAGTCGGTGCTGATGCGATACTCGAGGAGCAGTCGCTTCGACGGCGAGGACGTGTAGGGCGCGGCAAGATTCCCCTGGAACGTGAGTGGAGCGGGAGCTGTGGCCGTGATGGGGGGCGATTCTGCGACGAGAATTTCCGGGAGCCCGCCGGTATCGCAGTCGATGAGGACTGCCTTGATCGTGGTTGTGAATGCGGGGTCATAGTCCAGCAGCCAGGCGCCCTCGATCTGATGGCCGTAGAGCCCAGCTGGAAGCGCGTTCAGGCCAGGCACCCCGACGAGTGAAACGAAGTCGTCGGGGAAAGCGGCCTCTCCAGGGCCAGTGTAGGTAATAGAGTACGACAAGGTCTCCGTGCTGACAGCGGGGTCAGAAACCTGCGCGGCAGTCAGCAGATTGTAGGCGTCGGCGCTCCCGCGGGTGTCCGACACAACCCATGAGATCGCCGTGGTATCGGGGATGATATCGTCGCCCCCATTGCTGCCAACGGTGTAGAACTTCCCTTCATTGGCTGCGCCTACGCCCGTAATCTGCGTGACCATTCCCACGCACAGGGTAGCCGAGGTATTGGCGTCCGAGGTGCGGCGGAACACCGCGGGCGACACTCCATCCTCACCTGCGATCACGATCTCATAGGTGCCGTCGTAGATCCCCGGATCGTAACCAGTCCTGACCGAACCGACGACGACGAATCGATCATCAACGGCCAACGGAAAATTGGCCCCACCAACTCCGTAGCCATAAACCTGCGTGTCGAAGAGCCCCCTCCAGGTGAAGAGCCCGCCGATCGGTTCCCACTGGTCGAAATTCAATCCATAACCTTGCCCTATCGCAGACAGCGCTCTCACGGGAGTACGAAACAGTGGGTTTGGAACAAGGGCGGAGTAGAGATAGGTACTTTCGACGGCGGGGTCAACGGTCTGGACTACGGTGGTCTGAAAAATCTGCACCAACGTCGGGTTGTTGACAATGGTGTCTACGATGGCCGTCGCGTTGGCGTCGAGGGTATAGGTACGCATCCCTGTGATGCCCGTTTTTGTCTTGGTAAGCCCAGTGCCGACCAGAAGCTTGTCCCAAAGCGTTCCTGGGGTATCGGTATCGTCGACCCCCACGAGCCCGAGCCAGTCCACGGCCCAGTTCAGAACCTTGCGAACCTGCTGGAAAAATGGCCAAAGTTCCTTCTGCATCACAGGGAGCAAGGAGTCTCCGCCCGGTTGTCGGTCGGAGACTGGCTGCTTTACCTTGATGCGCGGGAGGAACCCCATATCTATGTCCCGCTGTGGACGTTACCAACCTGAGCGAAGATCAGTGGATACCATACCACCGGCGCGGTCCCCCCAACAGTAAGCGTAAACTTCACGTCGTCCTCGGTCCCCACAAAGAAGTCATACGCATCATGATCGGCGCCAGTGTCTGCTGCCACTGTCCTGGGCATGTTCGTGTCGCCAAACTTGAAAGGATACCATGTGGCACCCTTGTTAGGACTGGAGTAGCCAATGAGCCCGGCCGTGGCGCTTGCCTGGTCCAGCCCAGGGAAGGAAAGCTGAATACGGCCAATGCCATTCTGGGCAAGACCACCTTTAAGATGTACCGTGGAGTCGAACAGGGTCACGGTGCCGTTGCCCGCCGGGACGTCCGGCGCTGCGATCTTGATTCTCTGGAAGTCTTGCTGACCCATGGTTTCTCCTATTGGAACAATCGTTTCTTGAGGTACTCCGACGTGGAGCCTATCGAGTTCTTGAAGCGTTCTCGCTGCTTACGCGCCCCGTCGATCATACTCTTTGAAGCTGGCCCGCGCGAGACTTCTGTGGCGATGCCCATCATGCCCGGGATCGAAGATCGCAGGACCGAAGCGTCCGGGGAGTGCGAGGCAATGGCCGAGGCGATGGGCTGTGCGATGCGACCGCCAATCTTGTCGGCCGCGTCGGCGGCGCGCGCGCCAGCGTAGACGGGCGAATGACTAGTCGCGCCGAGCGCGGCTTCTGTGAGGGGGCGGGTGAGCCCACTGAGTCTGAGCTTCGAGGCCTCCTGTGCAACCTTCGACTCCAGAATTGCATCTGTCTGCGGCTGGAGTTCTCGACTGATGTCGACCAACCTCGCCTTCACGTCGGCCTTCACCGCGGCCACGGCATCGTCGTGCCACTGCTGCGTCTCGTAGGACATCTGCTCGATGTCGCGCAGGCGGCCTTCCATCGCTTCGACCTCGGGGCCGTAACCGTTCGCGATGAGTTCTTCGCGGTGGGGGATCTTGGCAATAGCGGAGGCTGTCCCATCCCCAAGCTGCATGAGCCCCCGTCGACCACGGGCCTCAACCTGCGGCGACAACTCGACCTTAGCCTCCTCGGGTCCACCGAACACGATCTGCTTCGTGCGCTCCTGCCTATTGGTGTCGGTCCTGAATCGCTCGTTGGACTGCGCATACAGCCCTGGCGAGTCTCCGCTCCCGGTCGGGTCGACGGCTTTGGTGTGCGCCTTCAGCTCGCCGAGAAGCATCTCGTAGGGCCAGCGCTGCTCGTCGGTGCCTGACTGCGCCTTCGACTTAGTGTACTTGATGGCGTTCCTGAAGTCGCGCATGGTCGCGCCGTTCTGGGGTAGGAAGTCCTGCAACTCGCTCGCGGCAGTCGCCAGCGCTCTGCCATTGGGAAGGAGCGCCCCGTGGCCCCCTTCGCTCTTGAAGCCGCCGATCAGCTCCACCGTCTTGCCGAAGAACCCCGACGTGTCAAAAAGCTGCCTGGCGGTGCGCTCGTCGAGGTCTTGCATGTCCGCTTCGCGCGTCTTGTGCGTTGCTGTCCTCTGGGCCTCCAGCTTGCTCATGATAGCCCGCGAAGTCTCGTCTGCGGCCACCCCGCGGCTTCGCATGGCGAATGCCTTGAACGTGTCGCGATCGCGCTCCAGCTCCCCGATAGCTCTGCGCTCTTGGGCGAGCACCGGCTGCTCCAGCGCTGGGAGCTGGTCCTGGTAACTCTCGTTGGCGATCTTCTTCGCCTGCTCGATGCCTGCCTGCCCTTCCATAAGGCTTCGTAGTGGTTCCTGCTCGTGCGCTCCGGACGCCTTGTCTCGCGCGAAGAGAGCGGCCCGCTGTCCCCTCTGGGTTCGCGGGTTCGTGGCCCAAGAGGAACTGCCAGGAAGAATGCTAGAGACCCCCCCCAAAGCTCCCGGGATAAGTAGTTCGTTGCCAATGTCCACGGGCGGGACCTGGTCGGTCACAGGCTGGCCGGACTGAACCTTCCCAAGGGCCTTGGCCACCGCTGGTGCGCGACGGATAGCCGCCTCTCCTGCGCCGATGGCCATCCCAGTCCCGGCGCCCGCTACGACAGTCCTGGTGAGGCCTGGAGCCTCTCCAGCGAGGTTCTGGTAGATGTTGGCGGCGGGTGCCAAGAAAGCGTCTGAAACCACCTTGGCGGTCTTGCCGAGAAGCCCGGTCTGCCCAACGAGTGGCACAGCCGCCCCGACCACAGACGACACAACAGAACCCAGCGGCGACCCATCCATGGCGCGACGTATCTGGCCAGGTCTCGGGAAGATGTTGTGCGCTCCACCTGTTCCCAGTGCATCGCCAAGCTCGCCGGCTGCTTCGAGGCCAGCAGCAAGGCCAGGGACTCCGGAGTACAGCCCACCTGCCAGGCCTGCGGTGGTGTCCTCGGCAAACTGACGTACGCCGTGGTGTGGAAGTGGAAGCATGCTGCGCTCTGCTGCCGCCTTCGGGTCGGCGTGGAGCTGCGCGGCTGTGGCTTGGACGGGAAGGCCGGGGGGGCGCGCGATTCCAGCGGGAACGCCTTGCTCTGCCGGTCGCTCAAGGTCTTGTGGTGTCCCCGTACCAGCGCGAGCCTGTAGCACCTGCACGGCGAGCGGGTGTAGCTGCCCTTCTGGATCGCCGTTGTCTACGATGAACTGAAGCTTTTCGTTGCTGATGCCTTCGAGGTCCTTGATGTTCACGCTACAACCCCTTCAGAGCATCGAGCATTTGCTGGTCAGAGAGCTTCCCGCCCTTGGCTTCGCCTGGGCTTCCACCCGCCTGCTCGCCTTCTCGCTTCAGGAACTGCGATTCGCCGGTGGATCTCGTATCCGTGAACGGGTTATAGTCATGTGGCAGTCCAGCTGCCTCAAGTTCCGTGTTCACCAGGGAGACGGCGGCCTGTCTGAGTAGGTGGCCTCCTGGCCCGGTCATGTTGGCGTACCGCTTGGAGAATGGGTTTAGCGACGCGGCGACTTGCGTAACCATGACCTTTTTCGACTCCATGATGCCTTCACGGATACGCGCTTGCTCCCCTGGCGACATCTTGTTGATGGCCCTGTTGGTTTCTTCCATCGTAAGTTCTTCGCCCTTTTCCCACTTGGCGTTGAGCACGGCGAGATCTGGAGCGTTGGCAAGAAACCCGTGAAACCAGTCCCCCCAAGTTCGGCGGTGGGAGATCATCTCCTTGGTTTCATTTTGGATAGGCACCCCGCCTCGGAGGAACCCAAGGTAGTTGAAGACCGCCTCAATATTCACTACCCCGGAGTGCGGACCATTCGCGTCGATGTTGTTCTGGGCCATGGAGAGACGACGAAGCCCCTTCATCTGCGTCTTCAGATCCTGATCTCCTGCCCATGAGCGCCAATCCGAAGTCACCTGCGCGATAAGCCTATTGGGCTGCGGGAGCCCTCTGTTGGTCGTTGGGATACTGATGAAGTCACCATCGCCTTGCGCTGCGAGTTTCAACCCTGACAGACTGACCTGCCCAGGTGAGCCGGTTCGCGGGTACTTCTTGGCCGCCAGTTTGGCTGTGGCCAGCTTCTCCTTCGAGGCGAGCTGGTTGGCCGAACGCTCCGCCATGGACGCGAGACTCTTATCCTGCATCCCCTCGGTGCTGGCTATCTGGTTGCCCTGAAGTTCCGCCCGTTGCTGCTGTCCGTACACCTGATTGATTTCAGCAGGTGACATATCGGCCAGCAAGGCCTGTTTCTTAGACAGTAGGTAGTGGAGGAGCTGCGGGTTAATCTCCGTGGATGGGTCCGCGAGTAAGGCATCGGTGGAAGCTATGGCGCGTCGGTTTTCGTCCGCTCGTGCAGCGCGGGCCTCGCCTGGGTCGACGCTGTCTACCTCGGTACCGTCGTCAGACGTGGCCACCCACCGCCCGCCGGCTGGGTTCCTCGGCATCTGCATGGCCGATCCGCGGATATCGCGGCCTGGCACAAACAGCGCGTTCGCTTGAGGCTGTGGGCCAGTTTGGGCCGTGGCGGAGCCGTCATGCGTTGGGGTAGTCGCCGAGGCCGGTGATGCTGGCGGCAACGCCGGGGGTGGCTGGAGGGTCGGGGCTGGCTCCTGGGGAGGCGGCGCGCGTTCTATGAGAGCATCAAGTTGAGGGTCAACCTGGGTCGTCCCGTCGGGCGATGCCGTAGCCACCGGAGGTGGGAGATGGCGCTGTGCCAAGGCAAACGGCAAGTTCATCACAGCGGGTCCACCAAGTGGCAGCGGTTGTTCCTGGGGGGGAGCCTGCGGTTCCGATGGCGTAGGAGTAGGGGCCGGCCCCGGCGCGGTCGGCCCCGGCGCGGTCTGAGTGTCTAGTGCAGTTTGAGCGTCCGGGGCAGTCTCCTGGGGGGGGGGGTCTGCCAGGGTGGGAGCATCGCCGGTGTACTTCCACTTGACCGTGACGGGCTGGCCATTTACCCACCGGACGGACGTTCCAGGGTTGCGTCCGGAACCGATGGCGGCGTAGTCTGTCTTGCGCGCTTCCTGGTTGTGTCTCTGGCGCTCGAACTCGTCCTTGGCGTCGTTCTTCTTCTCAATGATGTCTTGCTTGCGACGACCGTAGGCTTCCTTCTCGGCCAGCGCCTCATCTGAGCGGTCCATCTTCTCAAGTTGGATCCTGCGCTGAGTGATGGAGTCCATCAAATCGCCAAGCGACGCGATCTGGGGAACGAAACTCGGCGCCGATGGCTGTGTGCCAGGACCGAAGATTCCTACAGGATTTGGTGGACCGTACTGGTTCATGGGCTACGTCCCAGATGGAGAGGTAAGTTGAACGCTTGGCAAAGTGGTGGACATCGGAGTCGACGAACTGTACGTAGGCGTCTTGACCCCAAACTTCGTGCCAAGCCAGTAGTTCAGTGCTGAGTTGCTGACCTGCCCGAACGTCGCCGCCAGTTCCGTGGCCTTCGTATACTGCTGCTGCGCCGTTAGACCGGCTGCTGTCCATTCCCCCTGAAGGGTCGCGAGCTGAGTGGAGAACTGTTGAGCATCTGCATCTTTGAACCCAGCCAAGACGAGTGCGGACTGGTCCTGCGCGAGTTGGGTGGCACGGTCAACCCCCCCGGTGATTCTGGTGATGGCCAGACTTTCGGCATTGTCCGCGGAAGTCTGCCCACTTGTAAGGTAGGCAAGGTTGGACGTGTCTGCCCCCGAGGCGCGCGAGGTCAAGACGCCCTGCTGGGCAAGGTTGGACGTGTCTGCCCCCGAGGCGCGCGAGGTCAAGACGCCCTGCTGGGCAAGGTTGGACGTGTCTGCCCCCGAGGCGAGATCCCCATAGAGTTTCGTCCTTGCCGTGCGTCCTGAATCTGATGCCCCAGCGAGCCCCATGCCCGTAGTCGAGAACGCTTCTAGGCCCTTGATGGCAGCATCCCCATATACGGCCCCTAGGTTGCCCGTGGCCTTCGCTGCTGCGCCACTGTCTCCCCAGCCGGCCGTTGCCGACTTTCTATCGAGCGTGGTCTGGGCTGCTTGCTGTGCGCGGGCATAGTAGTCCTTCAGATAGTCCGGGTTCTGGTAGATCCCGCTGTACTTCTGCCATAGTTGTTCCTGATCAGATGGCTGGTTCGTGCTAGTGTCGAACGCGCGCTGCGCGTTCGACGGACCAGTGGTCGTGGCGTCTAGGAGTTTCTGCGCGTTGGTCGGACCAGTGGTCGTGGCGTCTAGGAGTTTCTGCGCGTTGGTCGGTTGACCGTAGAGATCCTGGGTGGCTCCATAGTAATTCTCACCCACCCCTGGAACGGCGAGGGTGCCCACGGTGGTTGCCGCGTCGGTTGCCGCGGCGGGGGTGGTTACCGCGGTGGGGGCAATCTGTGTGCCCGAGGTCCCCGCTGGGTGTTGGCCGTCGTACCACGTCTTGTAAGCAGCGACGGCGGTTTGAGCCGAAGCCAAGTCGTCGAACAACATCCCGCCGCCTGTGCCAGTCCCGGCATAGTATTTCGTTGGCATCCCGTGGGCATCTCTCATGAGCGGGATAATGCCAAGCGCACTCGAACCTAACCCGTAGTCCTGGTTGTAGTAGTACTCCCTACTGGTACCTCCTGTCGGGGCTTTCGCATAATTTTTCTCCCCATTTGAACCCATAGTCATTGGGGCGGATCCTTCCCCATAGACGATGTGCCCGGTTACCGGGTCGATGTACCCGGCGGCTCCAGATGGTGTGTAGGAACCGTTCTCCAATCTCTCGGTGAAGTTGCTCCCGCCGTTGAGGCCGCTCCCAGCTCCACCAAAGTAGATGTACCCAGAACCTGGGTCAGAGTAGATGGCGGTGTTGTTCCCGGAATTAAAGTCGTAGGTGGTGTTGTGGTTGCCGGCGAAGTTTGCCGTTGTCCCGGCCGTCCCGGCGGCGGTCCCGGCTGCCGCATGGGCCGCCTTCTGCCCCGCGCTCCACGCTTCGCCCTCCGCCTGCGAAGCGAAAGGGAGCCCGGTGGACGGGTCTGTCATCTGAGTATAATCGGTGGCCATTACTTGACCCCCGTGTTGGCCCAGTCGCCCTGGCCGGTCTTGGCCGGGCCTGTCCCCGGGCTATAGGCATCGCTCCAAGCCTGCTGGGCGGGCGCATAGAAGTTCAGCGCCTTCTCAAGCTGCGCGATGTGGGCGTCGTAGTTCGTCTGCCCCATGGCGCGCATGTTGGCCATAATTTGCGCCATGCGTTGTTGCTGGGTGGCCGCAGCCTGATCGCGCTGAGAGTTGGCCGACGCTCCGGTGAATAGCCCGAGACCCCCCCCCACCAATCCACCGGCCGCCGCGCCCCATGGGCCGAGCGAACTCCCGATCATCGCTCCGCTCGCTGCTCCGCTCGCTGCTCCGCCGAGGGCCATTCCGCTGTAGAGATCGTCACCTTGCATGGTCATGCTCCTAGAATTTCGAACTCTTCCTGGGCTGACACGAGTTGAATCTCATCCTGCCCAGTATACTCCACCTTCCATTGCCTCGTTCTATAAACACCCAAGCTACGCAGCTGGACGCATGGGTTCGGGTTCGTCGAAAGTTCTATGTCTTTGACGATATGCCACGTCCCTTGGTTGTCGCGCTTCGAGATCCGGACATGGCCACTCGGGCTGAGCCCAGGAGAAGTCGCCGGTAGCGCCGCCCAGGTGCGCTTGAACTTGAGCATCAGGGTCCTGCAGTGCTTCTGTGAGGTGGAGCCGTGGTCGGTGAATCCGCTCACGAGTTCCACCATGATTGGTGCAAAACTGCCACTCCAACCGTCAGTCGAAGCCAAGTCGTCGAGCTGCGCTATCTTGCCATCGGATGTCCCGACTAGAAACAGGGACTTTTCGGCCCAGTTGTAGGCGCATGTAATGGTGGGGGGGGTATTCGGGCTAGTTGTGGTTGGCCACTTATAGGAGCGCCACTCAGCCCACTTGGACGTATTCGCGTCATAGATGAGCCCGAACCCGTCTGTTGGAAACATCCATATGAGGCAGTCGAAGCGGCCAAACCGCATTCGGAATCCCCACATGTCCGTTATCGAGGTAAGGTCGCGCAAAATCTGCGCGACGGGGACCGACACGTCTTTGAACGTCCGCCCATCGGTGATGACAATCCGTCGCTGTCTATCAAGCATGGCGAACATATCATCTATGGCCACTACGGAGTATGGTGAGACGGTCCCTAGGTTCATGGTTCTGCTCGGCGCGAAGTCGAGGAGAACATTTGGATCATTCACGTCGACGGCAAGCGCGGCTGGCGCGAATACCTGAAGTGTCTCCGCCCCGAAGGCAAACACCTCGTTGGTGTTATCGAGCATGGCGACGATGGGGTCAGGCTTTGCCGCCGCCTGGATGTAGCTAGCGCCACCAAGGGCAGCGTCCCAATTCTCGTAGTTCTCCAGTGGCCCAGACCACCAAATCTGCCCAGAGATCCCTGGCGGGCATGCAACGAGTCTCTGCGCGATGGCGGATAGGAATGCTGCGTCCGGGGGTGGGTAACTTGGGGCAGGGTCTACGCCGTCGCCCGTGTTGAGAAGACGGCGCGACTGCAAACTCGCCCCGTCCCACGTCTGGATTTGCGCTCCACCAGCGACCACCATCAATCGTCGTCCAGCGATCATCGACGGTCTGGCGGCGCCGGCCAGGAGGGTACCTTCGGCGCCGCGTGTGGACAACGCCTGAACCACTCCCCCCGGGGTCAGTGCGTACAACTCACGCGCCCCCGTAACGAAAACCAGCACGTCGCCGAATGGCATCATCCCGATGATCGCGGCATTTGCGACATTATAGTCATATGGGAATGTCGCATCGTCGAACCCATCCCACGGAGTGACGCCAGGTCTCCGTCGAACCGCTCCCGAAGAATCCGGGATAGCATTCACGACCAACGGGATTGCCCCCCCTAGCTCGGTGGCACTCTTGTCCTCCGAACCCGAGAAGGAAATACTGGCTAGTTGTGAGTCACCCATGATGGCCAGCTACCCATTGCAATCTGTCGATGTATACCACGGCGTTACCTGCACCAAGTACCCGTTCCTTGCCACGAATTCCGCCGAATAAGTCTTCAGGGTCAAGCATGTGGTCAGTGCTGTTGCGAGGATCTTACTACCAAAAACCACTGCCGTTATGGAGGTTGCACCACCTCCCCCGTCGTGTCCATGCAGCATGATCGTGTATTGAACATAGTCTGTTGGAGCAACCGCCGGGTTTGCAATTGTGGCCGTCGCACTCACGCCGCTATAAGTCGCACGCAGGTACTGGATAGTCTTTGATGAGTCGATTGTGAATGTCGGATTCTGCACAGATTGCGTCTCGGTATGGACCGTACTGACTGGAGGAGTTACCGCGGATGCCGCCATGAACGCGGCGATAGCGACCAGTGCTGTGTCCAGGTCCATGTCGGTTCCAAACTGTACAGCCGTCAATGGCCCCGATGCCCCGCCGCTCCTCACTGCGAGGCGCTTCGTTGAACCCAGCGCGTCCACGACCTTACACTCATACTTCGTGGCAACGTAAACCTCCGCCCTGCCGGCAGCGTCGAGCGCTACGGGTTGGGCGAGCGGAGTCCCGGCGATGCCAGAGTAGACACTGATTGCAGTTGCAGTACTCCCCGGCTCGTAGAAGTAGATATGACCGCTCGCTACAGGTGCGCCCGTCTCATCTCGGACGCCACAGTAATACAACCATTCCTGGAGGCAAAGTTCAAGTGCGGAGGCCATTACCAGTTCCTCGCGTTGTGGCCTACGGAGAATCTGATGGTTCCATGTTGGGTGTCACCAGCCTTACATTTGTTGAACTTCTTCTCGGCGATGCCCATAAACAATTGCCCCTTCTCGGCCATACTGTTGTCGAATGCTACCCCAGAAGCCGTGGCATACATTAGATACGAGGTCCAAGTCCGGCGCGTCTCCATGGTCACAACCCCGGTGTCCGCTCCGCGCAGCAGCGTCACCTTCGAGTATCGGAACGTGGAAACCGAGGAGTCTGGTACCGGCCAGAACACGATACTGGTGGCGCCCTTCTTTTCGACGTAGGCCCGCGATGGCGGACCGGGAACATTCTTCACGGCCAGGTTCATCCACTCGCCACGACTCAAGGTCTTAACGATGGTTTCCGCCGTCCCGGTGGCACTAATGATGGAGCCGACGGCGTCATCCTGACCAAGTTCTACATCGATCACGTCCGAAGGTAGTGTGTACTCGGCCGTCCCGGCTACGAGCGCTAGGGTGGTCCTGGTAACAGTCGTAAGCACGAGCCCTTCGGCCTGTACCTCCTGGAGCGCTAGGTTAAGATGGAATGCAGCCTGGGCGATCTGGTCGGATGACGGGGGTTCACCATCGGTAATGAGCCCACAGACGCGGATCGCAGAGGTCAGAATCTGGTCGCGTTCGAAGTCCGGTGTTGGGTTAGCCGATACCGTCATACGCCTTCTCGCTTTTTGCCCTCGATGGGTTGGATTTCGCCGACATTCATGGCCGCGATGTCCGCAAGCTCGCTCAAGGTGAGCCCGGTTCTGCAATCTGAGCACCTGAGCCACCCATCTGCGTCAGGGCCGGTCAGGTCGGTGCGGTGGTAGAACACACCGCAATAGTCGCACTTCTCCGTGTAGTTATGAAGTGGGCCTTGGTAGTTGCGACCGATGGTTGGCAAGATTCCCTCAGAAAAAATACAAGGGCGGGAAGCGGTTGCGGGGAGTGACGCCTTGGCTGCCCCCCGCCCAGGAAATCTAGTCGGTGACGACCCCGATTGCGATGGCCGTCGTGTTCTTCAGGTTACACACCATGTTGGCGTTTGCCGTGATGTCGTTCGCGGCGTTCAGGGTGAGCGCCGACGTGATATCGTCCCCCTTCTCGATGCGAAGGAGGTTATCGGTGATCTGACCAGTGCTCGCCGTCGCGCCGAAGTTGATCGCAATGGTGCTGTTGGCCAGCCAGGCGTGGATGTAGTTGCGACGAATCAGGACGTTCGTGGCAGCTCCTGACGTGCGAACGACTCCAGTCCCGACCGCTCCGAGGGTGGCCTTGATGAAGTTGTCCTCCATGACGAGGTAGTGAGCCCCGGCCGCGATGACAACGGCGTCGGTGATGGCCGCGCCAACGGCCGCAGTCTCCACACGGTTTCTGGAGAACACGCAGTTGGCTCCCGAGAACGTGATAAAGGTCGTACAGATTTGGTCCGCATCGATCCCAATCTCGAACTGACAGTCAACCAGCGAACACCCGGCCCCGGACATCACGAACGGTGCCGTGACGGTCAGAGCCGTTGTCCCGGCCGGCCCAGCGCACAGGAACCGGCAGCCGCTGATCGAGCAGTTTGCCGAATCCATGAGCACTTGAGCCAGGGACGTGGTGATTCCCGTGAAGGTGAAGGTCGGGATGAGAGTCCCCCAACCGATGCCGACGATCTTAGTCCCAGCAACAAACGCCCAAGCGTCCGCCCCGGCGATGTTCTCGGTGTGGCCTGGCAACACCAGGATGGTGTCTCCGCGATTTGCAACGGCGAGTGCCAGTACCGACAACACCGAGGCGTACACAGGGGTCGACGATGGAAGCATCGACGTGTACTGATCATCGTAGTTGAGCACCGAAGTCCCGTCACCGCGGACAACAAACACCCGGCCGGCCGCTGGGGTAGCGTAACTACCCAAGAGATCGATCGGCCGAGTGAAGTTGATCCGAGAAGGCGGGTTGTTCCCGTAAAGTATTGCTTGCGAGTTCATGGATTCCTCCTACTGAGCACCAAGGATGGTGCAACGCCAGTTACTCACGCCAAGGTCGGCGCGGTAACTAATGGCGTGGAATGCTACCTCGGCATCGTTGTCGACCCATACCTTACTTCGGATAGGACGCCTCACGAGATAGCGGATACCATCATCGGCGTCAGTCAGACCAGCCCAGAACGTGGGCGACACGGCGTCGTACCAGTAGACCGGGATCAGATCTAGGTTGTAGTCCTTGGTGGTGTTGATGTCGTTGAAGTTGTTGCCCACAGAACCCGCGCAGCCAGTGATGTTCTTCCACAGATCGAGCTGGATCTCCGGGAACGTGATCCCTGTGAACCGTTTGCCATCGGGAAGACCGTTCGGTCCTGGCATCAACGTAGCCGCTACCCGCATTTGCTGGAGAGCAGCCTGGCTGGGCGTCATACCGACGATGGAACCACCGACCGCGGAAATGAGGCAGTTTGAGGCGAGCCCGCCCCCGGCCAGAACGTGCGAGGTCGAGAAGAGTGCTACCTGGTCATAACCCTGGATACTAGTCGTCCCAGCAAGCATCAGCGAAGCAACGTCTACATCCTCGGTATTCCATGCGGACTTCTGGAGGCGCTTTGATGCATCGATGATCTTCTTGTACTTGCAGTCCTCCATCGCCTCTTCGGTGATGGGGATCTTGAGGGCCAGCGTCCTGGGGAGGTATCGCTTCGTGCCACCTACGATGATGGTCTGAGAAGCCATTGGCTTGCCCTGCTCCTTCTCGACGAGGAACGTGGTACCCGCAGTTTCGATGTCGTCGGCATAACCGTCTTCCATCGTTTCCTTGGTGCACAGCTTGTTCTTGCCGATGCAGACTTGGCGCTGGCTGTGGTCCTCGGTGGTGATGCCATCGAGGGTCTTCTTCATTGCCTTCCAGAGAGGGTTGCTTGTTACAAGTGATCCCATGGTAGTTCGTCCTTCCTAGATGTAGCTGCCAAGCAGAGCGGGGTTGACTCGGAAGGTGCCCTTCCAATAAGTCGCCGTTGGGTCATTCACACGCCCCATGAGGTCGTACTGGGGGATTCCCACCAGCAGGAGCTGCCCAGAAGTTGCGCTTCCAGGAGCCTTGAAGTTCGCCACGGTGTCCGTGGTGTGTCCGCTCTGACCGTTGGCGGTGGTGCCAGCGGTAGCGAGCAGGTTGACAGTCTGGCCAACGAGGGCCTGGGCTGCAACCCTGGTGGCCGCTGCCGTGGGGATTTCGATCTCGAACAGGCATCCGTCCGTCGGGATACACAGCACGAGGCTGCACAACCGATTGGATAGGTCCATCGAGCCAGTGTAGGCCGTTGCCGCAGGCAGGTATGCGCCAGTGCGGGGAGCACCGGAGCCCGCGTCCTTGTACTGCTTCACGCTCACCATGACGTGAGAGATGCAGTTCGTGTCGCCAGCGGTAGCAGGGTACACGGAGCCGTCGGACGCCTTGGTCAGTGCGTCACCTTCAAACATGGCCAGGGTCTGGGCCGTGATGACGGGCAGGCAAACAATCGGAGGCGTCCCAAGGCCCCCGCTTGCAAAGAACCCGGCGAAATTCAAGCCGGGACGACGTGGAAGTACTTGTGCCATGGTGTCTCCTACATTTCCAGTTTGGTCTTCTGCGCCGGCGCGCCATTGGCGTCGGTGACTCCATCGATGCCGCCGGGACTATTTCGTCTCACTTCACGCGCCTGGCGAATGACAGCCTTCTCAGCCTCACGCTCATTGAACTCTACCTTGTCCAGCCAGATTAGAACCTGACCATTGAAGGATACGAGCCCATTCGCGTCAACATTCCCGCCGAAAATCCGTTCTGGATCTCCGCCCTTCACCCCGTTGACTTTTTCCCATCCGGTGTCCAGGTGGATCTGAAGACCATGGTTTGGATCTCCTGGATTCGCCAACTTGTACACCCTGTCAAAGCGACTATGGCGGATTTGCCCAGCTTGGCCGGGTTGGATTCGACGTGTGCGCGGGTCTACTCGTTCTGCTGTCTCTGCTGTGGCCATTTCGCGTTCACTCCTCCCTCGCGGGTTGAACGCTCGGTTCCGCGCAGTAGGCGAGGGCCACCGGGAAAGAGCAACTTCGTCTCTGGCTAGGTTCCGTACAGCGCGACGAGACGCCAGGAAATAGCTTCACCGACAAAAGTTACACAGATTCCCGCTCCTGACCAGAAAAAAGAGCGCCACCCCGAAAGATGGCCCCCAGACTCACTGCGTACTACGTCTCTCGGAAGTACTCGGGTCCCATCATCTTCGACCACGCGGCATACGCCTTGTCCTCGGGTACGCCCCGATCAGCAAACGCTATGGCCATTGTGCGTTCCGGTTTTGTAAGTGCCCTGGTTGGGCCACTGCCAGCGCCAGCGCCAGTGGAGCTGGAACCAGGACTTGAGAATCTGCCCTGCTGGGCCGAACTTCGCGCCGGGAGGGCCTTGGGGCGGATCGAGAAATCCTCGGCCGTTCTGAGTAGCACCGCCCTGTGAGTGGCCATCTCGTCGAATGGACGACGCTCACGAGACGCCTTGGCCTTCTCCTGCAGGAACAAGCCACTTGCGTAGGCCGTGGCGTCTGGCCCGTAGTTAAGCACGTCAAGAAACTCAGATCGGGCCATCTTATGCACAGGGTCTTCCGGTGTGGGGTTGTCACGCGCAAGTTGTTCACGCATGGCTTTCGTTGTCTTTAACGCAATGATTTCCCCCTTCCTATACTCGGCGTTATGCCACTCCTCTTCTAGCTTCTGGATATCTTCTGCGCTATTCGATGCGCGCACGAGAGCCACGATGCGGGTCTGGTCCTGGACGAGTTTGCGCCATTCCGGGTCAACCCCGGGGGGAACAGCCACAGGCACCGCGGCGGGCTGCTGGGCTGGGGATTGCCGCTGACTGACTAGCCAGGTGAGCTGGTCGCGCAGTGGTCGCTGGGTCTCCTCGATGATCTTGCGGACTTCATCGGCGCGTCTACGTTCGCGTTCCTCCTTGCGGGAACCAGGACGCACCTCGACGACGGGTTGCCCATCTTGGTCCTTGACCAAAATCTCTGGCTGGTCGTCGGCGGGAGTGCCTTCTGTGGTTTCGAATTCCTCAACTTCGTCTTCGCGTTCTTTGGTCATTGTCACTCCTACGATTCATCTGGAGTATGGGTTGGTTCGGTTCTTGGGTTTCCGTTGTAGATGTGCTGCCAAACGGGGCCATTCATCCTGCGTTCTAACTTCAGTTCCGCGTCGACAACGCGCTGCAAGATATCCTCGGAAAGCACGATATCGCCGACATTCATGAAGTAGAATTCCCATGGGGTTCCGCCGGCGCGCTTGCCTACCTCGAAGCGGAAGGGGACGTGTGGGGCGAACCACACCAGTTCCCCGATCTGCATACCATTGCTGACGAGCACGTCCATGGCTGCCAGGCCTGCCGAGACGACGACGCCACGCGGGCTCCTTTCCTTGTCTACCTTTCGCCGGTATTCCGGTTTGATGATGACCCCATCCTTCGCGAATGTCTCGCTAGCCGATCCGTCGTCTGGGATTCGATACACGATAATTCGCTCAAAGCACGCCTGGCCAGGCCACGCTGGGATGTCGAGTTCTTGGACGCGCCTCATGAGTAGATCAGGAATTGCGTTAGACGCTTTTAGCATAGCTGTCCGCCTCCTTGATGAGATCGAGTACGCGTTCAAGCGTCATGATGACGGTGCCGGCAGATGTGATCTTCCCAGGCAAGCCAACATCGAGCACTTCCGAAAGGGTCGCGATCTGGATAACGATTTCCCTTGTTTCCTTAACCGAATCTTCAAGGATTTTGATGAAGCGGGACATGCAGGGGTGGCTCAACCACTCTTCCACGATGTCCTTTTCGTACTCTGCGAAGGAACTTTTCTGTGTTTTGAACTCAGCCATTTCTCACTCCTTGGGATTGTTATTGGCCTGGGGCCGCTTCGGTGGGGACTCCGATGTCTGGCCGCATAGGTGGCCTGACGCCCGGGGTATTGGTTGGTGCGCCCGACGGGACGCTTGGGTGTGGTTGTGGGGCTCCGGGAGATGGAACCCCAGGTGCTCCAGGGATCCCAGGTGGAGCTGGCTGTACTTTTGCCATGATCTCCCGATCGCTTAGGACGAGCCCGGCGAGGTCGTACATGCCGCGCGCCCTGAAGCAATTCTTGGCAATGACGGCGAACATGGTGGGTGGGAAGATGAGCGAAGCGATTTGGGCAGGGATACCCTTCGTTACCATTCCGAGGGCATCGTCGCACTCGGCAATCTTGGCTGCCCGACTAGAGAAACTTAAATCGGCCGAAAAGGTGATGTCGTAACTGCCTCGGTACAACTCCCTTGTCACCTTAATATTCATAGACTTAAGGGTAGCCGGATCCATTACGTCCTGAAATTTACTATCCGGCAGAAACTGGTAGTTCAACAGTCCGTTGTTCTTGGCCACTTGATTCAAGACCATGATGAAGTTCGAGGCAAAGACGGTAAGTTGCTTCGTGGCCTGCTCTACACGAGTCGCTTGGCCGCGGAACGTCTCGTCGCCTTCCTTCTGCCCGGACAGTACGTCTGGGGCCGAGGTGATACCATCGGAAGCATTCTCCTGCATACTCACTCCCTGGAGGAGTTGACTATTGGCAGGCGGTGGCTTGAGCGGGTAATACGCCTTTTCGATCTGGTCCGGCGGAACCCCACGGACGCGAAGGATCTCACCTGGGTTGATGGTCTTCACACCAGGATCTAACTTAAAGTTCTCGTGCATGAACCCAGTCTCGGTATTGGCGCGAGTCCCCTGGTCGATGAACTGATTGAGGAGGATATTTGCTGCGGCCTGGTGAGGCATGAGTAACATCCCTAATCCCAACCCATGGGAGCCATCGGGGTTTTCGATGCATGTGCCATGGGAAAACCGTTCGATGATCTTCTGCTTGCATGGCAGTGGGCCTTCCATGTCTCCAGTGAGCCACTGGGGAGCGATGGGCGGTTGTGGGCGCTGAACATTTACCTGCTTAGCAACGGCTAGGGACTCATCTGACGGGACACCTGGTTGCTGCAGTGCAGTTAGGAGTTTCTGTTCGAGTTGCATAGCGTGCTGATAGCGCCCGATGGCACTAATGTACTGCTGATGTTCTGCAGTCTGTTGGTCGAATCGTGAACGGTCTGCTGGGTCGTCGTAATAGCGACTGTAGAGCCCAAGTAGTATTCTCGTCCTTCCATCCACCACTGCGATGATCGGTACCTCTTCATCCTGGTATGGGAATGTCGTCCAACCGTGGTATTCCAGTAGATAGTACGGGGCATCGGAGAGATGCTCGCTCCTGTCTTTCCCCTCGAACCTATCTGCGGCGTCCTTCACGATCTGTTCGAGATCGATGTCATGGGTACCATCCTCGGCCGTGACATCATCCACCTGTGCGTAAAATCCGTCCTTTTCCGCCTTCTTGAGGTCGCGCTTGTACGGGAATAGGATCTTCGTCTTCCTCGGGACATCGGACATGTCTGGGGCCGTCGACTTGCGAGTGTACGGGTATACGAACTCGTTACAATTGAGACTTTCGTGGACGTTCACGTTCCGGCTTAGGTCACGGCGAGAATCAAAGATACAGTCCCCATCACGGAAGAACTCGATCAGTGCCCGCATGACCTGCTTAGGAAAGTCTGGGATCTCATGCCTAAACTGCCAGTTCTCGTGCTTCGTGATTAGGTCGGCGCGATCCTCCCCTAGTTCAGAACTGGCTTGAGCCGAGAACACAGGTTGTCCCTGCTTGAAAATCTCCGCCCACACGCGGGCTGCTAGCCGTAGGATGCGGGTGGCGAGGATCGGCACGTGCATGTTGGCGCAGTTCTGGAAGGGGAAAGTCTTTGGTTCAAGTGCCCCAAGGAAGAGTTTCATACGTTCGAGGCGCTTCTCGCGCCAGCCCTTACTGGCGTCCCAATCCTCGTTAAAGTGTTTCACAACCTGCTCCGGTAGGTCTTTGTCGATGAATTTCTTCACCTTTGGGTCTGACTGTGCCTTTTCGAGCAAGTACGGGACTAGGTTGGTCACATCATCAGGGAGAAGTAGCCCCGGCTGGAGTGGATTGTCAGTCGCCGCGGGCTGGATGCCAGATTCGCCAAGTTCTTCGGCGGACGGGTCCATAGATTCAGTGGTTGGGTCGTTTTCGTTGTCCATCATGTCCCATATCCGTATTTCTGCTGCCATTTCTGGATGCGTGCAGCTTTCAACTCGTCCTCTTCATCCTCATCATCGAACTTCCTACCCGCCTTAGCGGCGTTCGGCATGCAGTACATGCAGATATACATGAGGGTTTCGAGCCAGTGACCATTGTCATCCTTGAGAGGGATCTCGGGGTCATTTTTGTCGATCTGAATCAGAGGCATAATACGCTTCAGATTCTCGCAAGTGTCGAAAACCATAATAGCGGGGAGAGCCCCTGGTCTGATTGGCCGGTCCTTAAGCCTACGGATCAATTCGGCCGTAGCGGCGTATCTGTTCTTAGTGCTCTTGACCCAGTAGACGCCCTCGTTGGCCATCGTTTCCTCGATGGTTGGTCCCTGACCACCTCTGCGCTCGCAGATTTGATAGTCGGCGGGGCCAGTGAGTTTCGAACACTTTCGCCTGTCGTCCCACTCCCCATTGGCCTGTTCGATCTTTCTGATCGCCAGTGCCACCAACTGAGCATCCTTGCGCTTCAACTCGGGGACATTGTGGTTAAACGTGACTTCGCGGTAGATGATGAGGTCGCCATCTTCATTCTTGGTAAACCACATGGTCGGGCAAGCTTTCTTGTACCCCCAGTCCATACCTCTCCCCTTGGGCCAGTGATCTGGGATCGGGAATGGCTTCACGAGATGCACACTTGGCACCCATTCGTGGGCGAAGAACCCGTTTTCCACGATATCCCACCGGCCCAACAGACGAGCCTCCATGATGTGATGAGGTTGGGTCCTGAGATCAATCTCGGTCTGCCGGCGGAATTCCAGGTCAGGGTTGTCCGATAGAAACGCGGGAAAGAAGATGCGGTAGTAGTCCTCCTCTGTGCCATCTGACATCTTTACCCGAGTGCGAAGCATCTTGCGCCCGTCGGGGGCTGGATCGACGAACCGATCCTTAACCCATTTTCCTTCTACGGGGGCATCTGGATTCGAGGCGAGAACCAGACGCCGCTTGGCATTAAGTAGTTGGTCCTCACAACGCAACCTGCGCCTGATACCATCATACTGGTCCTTCGAGAACTGGATTGCCTCGTCGAACGCGATGTGGCTATACTCGTTCGAGTCGTAGAGGCGCCAGTCCTCATCATCCTTGCAGTGCCCAAACTGGATCCGATACCCGCATGTTAGCTTAATCGTGTAGGTCTTCGAGTTGAAGACCGCCCCTGGATCAACCTTGTAAATGAACCCAAGCACCTTCTGAATGGTCTGTTCCAGCTCGTTGTAGGTTCTGCGAAGATGGAGTGCCCATCCCTTGGACTCAAAGCCCTCGCCCCTGGCGCGAGCAGCCAGAAAACGACTGTGCTCTCCTGGAGACCCGTTCCAATCGTAAACCTGGGTGAGGATGGGATCCCATCGGAGCCACCATGTCTTCCCACATCCCTGGGTACCACCATATAGGATCTCGCGGGCCTCGCAATAGTGAGCTTCCTTCTGTACTTCCGACGGCGCATAGAGAACCAAGGACTCTGCCACTACTTCTCCTCTACCACCGTCACGTCCACTATGTCATAGACCTTCTTCTCCATTAGGTGCAACACGTACCCGGCAACAGGCGGCAAGTCGCCACCGCGGGCACCAGCTATCTTCTGCGCCGTCTCGACCCGCTTGTAGTGCTCTACCAGATACACCGGCGCGTTCCTAGCCGACCTCATGGCATCACAATGTAGATTCCAGTCCGCGTCAGACATGCCCATTGGCCGTATTAGCTCGCCAGTCACATTGTCACGCGCGAGCGTGTGAGTCTTGTCCGTTACCTCCACGACCGCCACAGACGCGGCTACCATGCGCCCAAATTGCTGCGCAACCTGCCGCTCTGGGATGGTGGCCAGATCAGAACTACCCATGACTTTGTAAGGTACCCTAAACGTGCGTGAGTGTCAATATTGTGTATGGGATAGTGGGTCAAAAGCCCCCCCCATGGTCCCCGGGCAGACGGAGGGAAGTGCCGGTTTCTGGGGGTGGGTCGCCGGACCCGGTACCCCCCGGTGTCCCGGAATGCTTGATGTTGCGGGTGCTTTCTTTGAGATCGGCTGCCGCCTGCCAGACGGCTCGGCGTGCGCGTGCGTTGGCCTGCGCGTCTAACTTGCGGGGGAGCATCCTGTCTATGACCTGGACAGCTTGTGCGGTGGTGACATAGGCAGGGCTTGAGCGCATCGAGTTGCGCGCGAGAGGCGCGCGCACGATCTCGCACCCAGAGCGCACGACCCAATCGCGCGCCGTCCTACGGCAGATGCCCAGCATTCGGGCGAGGCGTGAAACACGAATTAGGTTCGCGAGCACACCGCCAGCATAGCACGAGCGGCTGGGGATGCCGCGCTTTCCTGCCGAGGTGTGCTCACGCGGCGCTATTGGTAAGCCGCCTTACAGTGCGCACATGTGGGCGGCTTGTAATGTAAGCGGCCTTACCTCCCGCGTGACACACCGCCAGCGACGGTAATGTCGTTTTTTCTTGACACTTAAAAAAAACTGGAGCGAAAGTCCCTCACGCGTGCGCGCCTCTGACCTGGCCACGTGATGGCGCCGGACACGCAGTGTGTAGGACGCTTCTGGCACGGCGCACACATTCGGCAATCGCGTCAAAGCGGAGCCCACTACTGCGCCGCCTACTGTCCTGCTGCTCTCCGTTCGCCTCTCCTTGGCCCCGTACCGCGACATTGCTCTCCCCCCCCCCCACAACGGCCCGCGAGCCTACGTAGTCCTCGCCTAGATGTGCCCCACAGTCAAAGGAGCCCCCCTCACAAATCTGAGGCGCACAACCTAAGTGCGCGAAATCGTTGATTCAGGAATCTGAGGCGAGTATCAGGAAACTGATAGTAGACGGTGCGGCAAATGGCGAGATTGCTCGGCTTTCGAGCGCAGGATTGCTGGCACGCTGGCTGCATTACCCTAGAGCATGTCAACGGGCCAATCCCTCTACGAGGTCTATCTAAAGGAGTGCGGCTGGAGTCTGGCCACGGCGGAGTGGACCCGCCTGGAGCCACACCGCCAGCGCGCCTGGGCCACCGCCGCCCAGATCGCAGCCAGCACAGGATCAGGACTCGACGCGCGGGACGCCATCGCGATTCACCGCGCACTGTCAGAGGCGATTTCACTTGCCCCTTGACGCAGTC